GCACCTGTTGCGCTCAGTGAGGCTGACATCGACGCCCGATTGGAGGGTGCCGATGTTCAGCCCGCTGTCCGCAACTACCGTTACTTCCAACCCAGCCACAAAGCGGTTGACAAGTGGGTGGAATACGCAGCGGGGAGCCACGACAGGTTCTTCCTGGGGTTGGGAGACATCGACACCAAGATGCGTGGCGTGTGGCCGTCGGACGTTCTGGTGGTCACGGGCCGTGCCCACAGCGGCAAGTCCGCCGTGTTGCTGTCGGCCATAGCGACGAACCTCAACGCTGATCCAGACTTCCGCGCTGTGATCTTCACACCGGATGAGCCGGAGACTCTGGTCATCAGCAAACTGTACGCCCTGCTGTACCTCCAGAACCTGGCCGACGTGGAGGAAGGGTTGCAGGCATCCGACCCGACGCACCTGCAACACATCGAGGATGCCAAGGCCACGCTGGACCGGGTGCAAATCTTCCCGGCTGCCATGCCGTTCGACCAGATGAGTATTGCCCTGGCCGAGTGCGAGGACTTCTGGCAGATCCGTCCACGGTTCGTGATGATCGACTTCCTCGAGCAGTTGCCGGCAGCATCCGGCTACGAGGGTGTGTCAGCGGTGTTGAAGGGAGTCAAGGAGTGGGCTGAAACGGAGAACCTTCCCGTTGCCCTCGTCCACCAGTCCGGTAAGAGCTCGACACGGGGAATGTCGAGGGGGATGGACGATGGTAAATACAACGCTGACGAGTACGCCATCCTCCAGTTGAATGTGTTTCGCAAGCGTGACCTTGCGAAACTGGACGACTATCAGCGTCGCATCCATTCGGTGTCCATCTCGTTGGACCTGTGCAAGAACAAGCGGCCTCCATGCCATACGACTAATCCCGCTATCGACTATTACATGGATCCGCACTGTGGCCTTGTCCGCGAATACTACGAATCTGACATCCCTTCGGATGACCGATGGTTGACGTAGTCGACACCTTTGCCCGGCTGCACCAGGGTGGCCGTATAGCCATCAACTACGACGGTATCCGCCCTCTGGTCAACGAACAGGGTGAGGCGTATTCGGCTGAGGGTGAACCGTATGTGGACGCCGTGCAGGGGCACCTGGAGGGGGAGCCACCCATCGGTGTGTACCCCCTCTTTAGGAAGGACTACCAGCGTACCGCCGAGTGGTATGTGAACTGGTTGGCTGTCGACCTCGACGAGGGGGAACCCGACTTTGTCCACGCCTGCAACCTGCAACGGCTGTTGGACCGGTTCGGCATCCAGAGTTGGATCGAGCGGTCCAGGTCGAAGGGCTTCCATGTGTGGGTGTACCTGCGGCAGCCGTTGACAGCGGAGATGGGACGGGAGGCGATGCTGGGTGCGTGCCGGCTGGTGGACGTACCCACCAAGGAGGTGTACCCGAAGCAAACCGTCCTGGAGGGGAAGGGGTTCGGGAACTGTCTGCTGCTGCCCTATCCGAACATGGGGAACCCTGGCCGGCAGGTCATGGTCAACACGCACAACGTGGTGTACCCGCTTGACGACTTCGTGGAGGCTGCATGGGAGTCGAGGGCTAGTAGTCACGCCATCCGGGCCGTTCACGCCCTGTACCAGGAGCGGCACCTAAAGCCGATAGCGAAGGTTGAGCAGGTCCGCATCCGCGACGACGACAACTTCGGGTACATCGCCCGCAGGATATGGGAGGGTGACATCCGGGAAGACCGATCCAACGCACTGTACGCTTTTGCCTGCTCCCTGTTCCGGCAGAACTACAGCGACTACACGGTGCTGCACCTCACGGGGAAACTAGACGAGCGTGTCGGGAAGTTCGTCGGTCGCAACGACCGCGACCGGCGTATTGAAGAACTTGTCACGAATGCCAGGAACCAAACCTTAGGAGAACTCTGATGGCACCCAACCCACAAACGTACCGGTTCACGGTCAAGGGGCGACCCAAGGCGAAGGGGCGCCCCCGCTTCGGGAAGGGACGCACCTACACGCCGCACGGCACGGTCATCGCTGAGGCCGCTATCGCTGAGGCATACGCAGGGCCAAAGTTTGACGGTCCGGTGTCGTTGGCGTGCGTGTTCTCCAAGGACCGGGTGACGATCACGCTGACACCGATGGAGCTCGAACCATCCACGCTGCGGGGAGATGTGTCCAACTACCTGAAACTTGTCGAGGATGCTTTGAACGGTCACGCCTACGACGATGACCGTCAGGTTCATCGTCTGATTGGAAAGAAGAAATGATCCAGGTTGAACTAGATCCGTGGGAATATGAACATGCGTTGCATGTCGGTGCCCGTCGGTTCATCGAGAACTGGGGCAAGGCGGATGCCGCCTCCTACGACAAGAAGCGCATGGAGGACAACCGCACCGCCCTGGCTGCCGCATCCGTGGGGGAACTGGCCGTGGCGAAGGTCACGAACCAGTATTGGCCGGGGCATGTCTGGCACAAGTCAGACCACAAGACCTACAAGCACCTGCCTGACGTGGGGCACAACATTGAGGTGCGTCGGGTGCGGACCAGCACGAACGCCGCTGTACGCCGACGCCAGTTGGACATGGGGTTGGTGCTGTGGGTCGTGCAGCCTGTTCCGCCGGAGTTCCGCGTCGTCGACATCCTGGGCTGGATCGACTATGACGAGGCGTGGGAAAAGGGTGAGCCGTCGCATTACGACCCGGAGAACACGCGGGTCATTGGGGAGCAGTTTCTGAACGCACCGTCTATTGAGTAGGTCGGAGCGGGGAGCATGGACAGCCGACCCACACCTGATGGATGCCCTCCTGGGGCCGGCGCAGGCGGACCGCCCAACATTGGCGGTCCGACCGTGGACGCAACGCCGCCCTGAGAACCGTTACGACGCTTTGATGCGGGCAGAACCTGGGGTTGAACCCGAGGAAAGCATCGAAGAACAGAACGAACTACGGGAGATCCTCGCTGACGCCTTGGATTCCCTCACCGAGGAAGAACAGTGGATCTTCCTCATGTTGACCACGGTGCAGTTGAGTCTGCGTTTCGTCGGTCGTGTCCTGGGTGTGCCGAAGACGACGTTGGCTCGTAGGCGTGACAGGATCATCCAGAAACTACAGGCGGCGCTACTCGAATCACCGTTAGTGCAGGTCCGGGTGTATTCCTATTCCTCTGTGGAGTCGTAGAGCATCAGGCACTGTTCGAGCATCTCGACGAACCCGGTGACCCATCCGAGAACCCGTGACAGGGCGATCAGGTCGTTGCCGTTGGCGTCGTGCCAGCCGCCGACCATCGCCTCCGCTTCGGGGCGTTGGAACACCAGGAGTACGCCGAGTTGGTTGCCGTACCAGGATGCGTGGGTGCCGTCGTCGATGCTGAGAAGGTGCCGGTTTTCCTGGAAGGAACGTATGATGTCCTGCTCGATCTCGCCGCCGTTCGACGCCATGAAGTCCCCCCACTTGGCGTCGAGGTCGGGCACGTCCATCAGGTCAGGCTATCAGCGGCGTAGGTCTTGATGACGGACAGGGTGGCGGCGACGGCGGCTATGAGCTCACCGCGTGCGGTCGACAGGTCGCTGATTAGGAATACTCCCAGGAATCCCTGGACGAAGGTCCAGGCTGCTCTCTCTAGCATGTTGCTCATTTCTTCTCTTTCGGTTTCGCTTTGTCGTAGGCGATGGCGGCTGCCTGGTCCCGTGGGTACCCTTCGGTAATCAACTTACCGATGTTGTGACCGATCACGTCCTGACTGGAACCCTTTTTCAGGGGCATGTCAGTAACGGGGGCGTCGAGGCTTCTTGCCTGGCATCAGTCACGCAGCGCCTTGCGGGCGCCCTCTTTCGACGGTGAGCCGACAGTACCGATGCCGCCACCTGTCTCCACGCTGGTGACAAGCACCTCGGCGGCCTTCGCTGGGCGTGGCGTTGAACCATCCCTCATAGTGTCCTACTTCCCGAAGGGGCGGCCGCCGTGAGCGGCGTTCCCCAACTTGGTCTTGCGGAGATACGCCGCGTCCTTCTTCGCCTGCACGCTCATGGCGTGCATGTTGTCCTTCGATGTCGAGTCGTACGGCTGCTTGTTCTGCGAACCGAACGTCTTCTCGAATGTTCCGTAACCTTTGCCCTTCGGCATGTGGGTACCTCCTATTAGATGGGTGGGGTGTCCCTCTAGACGAAGAACAGTGC